GTCTCACCACCTGTCGCAGTAAACACATAACGCTGCCTAATGGCTTGGGTCGGGGTTTTGCCTATGTATGCCATTAGTCATCTCCCGCCGCATCAATTTGTTCTTGTGTAGGTTGTGCCAATGTCGGATGATTCCAAACTGCGATGTATTCGCCAGCACCTGTAGCGTCATCCTTTATAATAATAATGTCCTTCATCATTGCATTCACCCAATTATAATCAGCTAATTCAGGATAAATACTGATGATTTTTTCCGTTAAATTCATCACTATGCTCCTAAGTAATAGCCAGTAAAATATGTGCGTCTACTGTCCGCTTCCGCTGTTATACTTGCTGTGGCCCCATAATCGTAATGATAGTGTCCAATAGTAAAGTAATCTGTCGTACCATTAGCGTACACAATGGCAGTAACATCACTATTGATGCTGGAGTCTGTGTTTGAAGTTTCTTTTGGATGCGTAAAGTCTCTTACAGTGCTTCCGTTTTTTTGTATTGAGCAGTTTAAAAAGTAATGCCTTGAACCAAACACAGTACCACTGGTAAACAACATTCTACCTTGAATAAGCCAATATCCAGCAGTGGTAGGCGTATATCTATAAGTACCAGAAGTGTAAGCACTTGCGGTGTCTGTAATAACATTGTTGAAAGCTAATGTTGTTGTGCTGTTGTTTGGTATAGATTGATTACTTGTTAGCTGTGCCTCAAAGTAAATAAAGGGCGTCCCCACACCTGTTACAGTGCCGGTAAAAGCATAGTTGTCTGATTCATCAAAAATTGCACTATCTACTGAATCTGCAACCAACGCATCAGTGCCTATCTTGCTAATCGCCATCTCTTACTCCGGCTTGGTAGGCCACACTACATCGTCAAGTGATGTGGCGGTGTCGGTGATGTCACGCAGTGCCTGACGGTATGCTGTACGCTCGGCGCTCATTGTAAGGTCGCTCGATGCCCACCAGTCGGTAGCCGCGATAAGTTTATCACGTTCTGCACGGAGTAGCTTCATAGGCTCTGCTGCGCGAAGCTCTGCTGCCTTTGCGTTGACGGTTGCCCAGTCAGTACCCCAGTCAGCCACGTTGCTGCTTTCGATTGCCGAACCATTAGCGTCTGCTCCGGTTACTTTACGGAACATCTCGTTAAACTCAGCCTCAGTGGTTGGCTCACCGCGCAACACCCATTCTGTGATGCCTAGTTCTGTGAGTGCTTGTGATATGCTCATTTTGTTTACTCCTGTGTGTCTAAAATTAGGGTCATTGTGCAATCTCTGTTATAACCAACCCTGTTGAGCCGTAACCGTATCCTTGGGCCGCGCCTTGCGCTAACGAACAGTTAATATAACCTGTGGATGAACCAGTTTTAAAAGAAAACACATACGTTACTTGGCTAGTTGTGGACGGGCTATCAATATAGAACATAGATTCTTGCAAAGTGTCGTAGTTGTTTGAGTAAACTGGGTCATCATAATATCGGATACCTCCAGTTGGCACAGTCGGAGCAGTATTAAAAATGCTGGGGGCAGGGTCTGGAGACAGAACGCCGCCGTTTCTTGTCAACACTAAAGCTGCGTTAGTATTACCTCCCTGCCACACTGCGATATATGGCTGCAAAAGTATTTTGCTGGTTGCCGATTTTGGCGTAAAATTAATTGTAGCTATTGTAAAAGTAGTGTTCGTACCAACCACTACTTGAGAATTTAAAAAGCTATTTACAACCTGAATCACATGACCGGGACTGGTCAGATTAGACGCAGTCACCTTCCCAGCACTATCAATCGTCATCGCCGTGTTGCTGTTGGTCGGGTCTTGGATTTCGGAGACTTTCAATATGCTCGTCATTGTGCAATCTCCATTAGGGTTAGTGTGGATGGTACACTAAGTTGCTGTGAATATGCAGGGTTGCCGATGCCATTAACTACAACATAACCAGTAGTTGTAATTCGACAGGCAAAATTAACACTATATGTGATTGCCGAGGTTCCTGTAGTTGTGTCTAAGTATTGATAATTAAAGACATCAAGAAGACCACCCGATTGAATATTGTCGTCAGAGTTTTGCTCAATGCCTATACCTGTATTGGCATTTGAAAAATCAACAAGAGTTGAGCCATCTTTAATCAATCTAGGTTGAAACAAGTTTGCGAATGAGTTTCCGTCTCTAATAACTGTAAAGGGCATACTCAAAGTTATTAAAACCTTACTCCCAGATACTCTAGGGGTTATAGCTTGACTTAGGTTAGAAGCTACATAACTTGTACTACTGCTTTGAACATAAGTTGATTGTATTCCCTGTACAACCTGAACCACATGACCCGGAATCTGCACACCGTTGCCAGCGGTCTTTTCGGTGATTGTATCCACATAGAGAGTACTCATTGTGCAATCTCCATTAGGGTGATTGTAGAAACAGTATTTGCATTGTCATTTTGCATAACACAACTACCACCGTCATTTGCAGCAAACATTGTTCTGTAGACTGTTGCGCTTGTTGTAGCAGGACTGTCTAAGTAACAACCAGAAATACCAGAACGAAATTCAGATGAAATACCATAAAAATAACCAAGAGCAAATTTGTAGATATCACTACTGTTTCTTTGTAATCTCAGGTTTATATCTCCAGTATTAGCATTAAAGGCCTTACAGCCTTGTTGCTCTATTTGTACCAGTATCTTTGAGGTTGCAAATTGAGGAGTAATGGTAGCCGTTAATCCAGTAAAGGTATACGTTCCAGTACTAATAGTTACATTAGAACTGTATGTTCCTTGTACAACCTGAATTACACTACCCGCCGGCAGTGTCGCACCATTAGGAAACGATGGCTTGCCTGTGCTTGCATCAATCGTGACAGCAGACGTACCCGCCGCGTTGTTGATTTGGTCTACATTTAATATCGAAGCCATTTATGCCTCACAGTATTGTTAGGTTGCCATCAACTGTCAGCGTAACACTGGTGTCAATGGTAAGCGGGCCAGCAGCCGTGGCATTATCTGCGGTTGCAATTGTGACATTGCTTGTAAGCGTCTGGGCGTTAACCCTGAATATATCACCCTTGCCGTTTGTTGTATCGCCTGTATTTCCGTTGTTACCTTGAAAGTAACCAGCGCCTAAGTTAAGACCCGGGGCAAACATAGCTTGCGTAATCGTCCCCACGCCCGGCACGGCGGTCTGCTGGGCTTTGCCTTGAAACACCACATAGAAGTCGTCTGTGGCTACAATGCTGCCTGTCATTGTCAGGCTGGTGCCGCTAATGGTGTAGGCCGTTACAGGCTCTTGGCGCACGTTATTAACAAACACCTCGATATCCTGCGGGCTACCAACAGAGTAGTCGAGTGTGAAGTTCGTTCCTGTGCCGCCAGTAAGATCTTGCTTATTGATGGTAGAGAAGGCGGTGTAGAGCGGATTACCTTGGTATGCCATCTATACCTCCTATGTGATGTCTAGGTGGCTCATCACCACATCAGCCGATGTAGCCGTGTCAGAGACAACTTTCAAGATGTCGCCCGGCTCCATAACAACCTTCTGATCACCACCAACCACTACTAAAGACGAGCCAACCGGAATCGGCGCTGCTTTGATCAAGTACACGCTATCTTCCGCGCCGCTTGTTCTGGCGCTTGCATCCAGAATAACGTCAATCAAAATCTGCGAAGTGACTATGTTAGAAACACTCAAGCCAATGATTGTTGTCTCTGTAGCAGCGGGACAGGTAAATATGCTGGCTGGGCTTGTCCCCACCCCAGTATCTGTTTCTGATAAAAATGAGTTTGCCATCTTCCTATCCTAACGCAATCGCAAAGGCCAAAGCCTGCGGGTCTTGTTCAACTAGATTAACCGGATTGTCAGACGCATCAGCATAGATCATCTTCTCTGCGGGCATTGTACAAAAGATTGTACGAGTGCCTGCTGTCCAGTTTATCTTCTCGTCACCAAACGTCAGTGGCGTATCGTCCGCTAACGTAACAGCCACGCTCAGATCAATGTTCGTCTGGCTGGTGACAGTAGCGATTGTCACAACACCAGTAATACCAGCGCCACGCACTCGCTGTCCTACTGTTAGTGTGCCACCAACCACATTGTCCACAATCACGTTTGTGTCATTAGTCACCGCCCCATTAACATCAGATGTGATTTTGGTGCTTGTGCTTTCAAAGATAACATCTCGTGACAGTGTTGTGCCTGTTGCTGTGTATGTGCCAATGCCGACTTCAAAGTCCGTGCCATCCGTACAGGAGTAGTAGGTGGTGTTTCCATCACCTACCTCGGCAAAAGATTCAAACCCACTAAAGGCACCGGCAAGAGTTAACGTGCCAGTGCCGGTTGTGATGGTTGTTTCTTTAACACGGTCTTTGATTACAAGAGCCATATTACTTCAACTCGATGCTCAAGTTACCACTATTGATTCGGAAGATATCCCCCGTTGCAATTGTCTTACTTACATCAAGCTCACCCACAAACAACTTGTCTGTGCCATCAAAAGTCAGAACAGCGTTATCCGCTAGTGTGACCGCTGTATCCAGATCAATGTTTGCTTGTGATGTTACTGTCTGAACCCGAACAATACCACTAGGTGATCCTGAAATACCGGTTCCAGTTACAATGTCGCCAACAGCAATTGTGCCTACGTTGCCATCCAAAACCACAGTTTTTGATGCGGTTGTCGCTCCGTTGACATTGGCTGTAGCAATATCACCATCAGCCACAAAAGCGTGAGTAACAGTGTATGTAGCCGCTGTACCGGCTGCTGCTGGAAACTCGATGTTGTTGTCGTTAATCACCTGCTGCTGATCACAAACAATAGACTCTGCATCAAAGGTCACTGCTACATCGTCAGAGATTGTGACGGCTGTATCCAGAACCACTGTAGCTGTACCGGCGATTGCGCCGACCTGTGCAGTGATAGAAGCCACATGAACTGGGCCAGTAATACCTGTGCCGCGAATACGAGCGCCAACTACCAAGGTGCCGAACACGTTGTCCATTATCACTGTGGTAGAAGCAGAAACCGCACCGTTTACGTCAGCCGTAACGTGGTTAACCGCTGTTGTGCTTGATGTTCCGCGTGTACAACCTGTCAAGGTATTTACACCGTTAAAGTTTAGCAGTGTGTCATCGGCCAGCGTAACTGCTGTGTCCAGAACAATTGCTTGCTGTGAGGTGACTGTCAGAACTTTTACTGTGCCGCTAATGCCAGTGCCTGTTACAATCATACCAACAGTGATTGTTCCGTTGTTTCCATCCAGAACCACGTTGGCTGAAGCACTGACTGCTCCGTCAACATCCGCATTAGCTGTGCCATCTTTGCCTGTGTAGGTGATGGTCTCGTCATCAATCACGATGGTGCCTGATGTCGGAAATGCCTCTGCGTCTGTGATCTGGATTTCAGTGTCTGTTGTTCCAATACCACGAGCCAGTGTAGAAGTTGACTGTTTCCAGTCCGCCGCTACAACGCGCTTGCGTGTGTAATTTGCATCGTCAGTATCGACCTGAACCTCTGTTACGGTTCCTGTCTCCACATCAGTGATAGCGGTAGCTAGGCCGACATAAAGATCATTGCCCGGCGAAGCAAAGGAGAGTGAGTCGTTCTTGAACAGATAGTCAAGAATCCGTCTCTCCAGATAGGTGGTTGCTGCGTTTGATGTTGCCATCGTTCTTTACTCCTGTTTATGTGCGTGGCCTATCAGGTAGACCTCTCCTGTAGGCATCGCTATTCTCTCTAGCTTCACCCAAATCTTTTAGCCGTTGCATTTCTTGAGCAAAACGCTGCTCATACAACTGCATCATGTCTTGCTCACCTTTCATGTAAGTATACGCTTCTACTAGCGAACCGTAAAGAAGAGCATTCGGGGCATTCTCACTAAGCCAAGATGTGCCAGAAGCCGCCCCGGCGGTGATGCTGGCTGGACGATAATAATAATGCAATTCTACGTCATAAGCTAAGTTAGGGGTTGGGCCAACGATGAAGTTATTTACGTCAAACACGCTGTAATACTTAGGTGTCGTATTAATGCCCGCATCGACAGCGTACTGCTGCACGAAGTTCACATCCTTGTTTTCAAGAAACTCTTTGTAATTCGTGGTGGTAATCTGGAACGAGAACGGAGCCAGATAATCAGTAGGCACACTAAGATAAGGGTCACCAACGGTAAGCTGGGCTGTGGCGTTCTTACGGAATAACTCAAGATCAACAAGCGTAAAGATACGGTCTTCTGCACCACGGATAAATACCGGCAGGTTCGTTACAAAAGACGTTTCAGAGTTCTCTGTGAAGTCCTGAATAGAAGTCTGTAGTTGTGCGTATGTAAAACTCATTTATATCACCAATGTCACCGGACCTGCTGTGGCTGTGCCGCCGCCACCCCGTTGATTCCCTGTTGTAGCAGTTCCTGACGCTGCGGTAAATGTATAGCTGTCTGTACTAATAACTGTTATAACATACCCAGTTGCCTGTTCAATTACTGCTTTTGTAAAACCATCAAATCCAGCTACATCTCGAAAGCGCACAATACTTGCAGTGACTCTACTATGCGCTTTTTCATACACGGTAATTACTGCACTGCCTTGAGCACTGCTTTGGAAAGGGTTCAGCGGTAGGAGGGACTCTACCGCTGATTCTGTTCTTTGATTCGGTCGTGGCTCAAACAATGCCTGTGGATCTGGGCCCGGAGTAATTGGCTCTAGCTGCTCATGTTTAGGCTCATACTCGTCTGGGCCAACTTTCAAACCATTCCACTCTTTTACCATTTCAGCCAAACGGTATCTAAACCCGGATCGATCCGAGATTCCCCAAGCATTTTTACCAGACGCATATTTAGCCATTAGTTAACCCGTAAATACTGTATGCTCGGCTGTAGTTTTAACGGCACACGATCTTCATCTTCATCCGCCGCACGTTGGAATTCTTCTTCATACACAGCTTTCAATAGCTGAATCCGTTCAGGGGCTTTTTTCATTGCAATATAATAAGCCAGCCCGGCAATCATACAAGGCAAAAAACGGAAAGGGGCGTCTGTCGTGTTTACCAGTGTAGCTGCATCTTCAATACGCTTCACATAATAATAAATCAATGTATCGGTTGAACTATCTGGTGTCGCCCAAAGTGTTATTTCTGGAATAGTTTGCCGATTAAAAAAATACTGGCTAGGGCGCCCCTGAGTTATTTTGTTGGGCAGCGTTAAATACTCTCCTCTAGACATTCTTCCTAGCTCATAATCGACCCCACCCCTACGGAGGACAACCTCAAGAAGATCTGTGTAATCGTCACTAAAAGCATATGTAGCTGTCCCAGCGGTCAGCGCTTGTGTGCCTTGTTTTACAGTCCAAAGATTGACACCGCGATTAGCCCAATCCGCGAACATAAGATTTAATGAACGACGCGCTGTTTTAAAGTCATACCCAGTGCGGGCTTCCAAGCCACAACGCTCGTAAGCCTCTTCGATGATTTCTGCTACATCAAGCTCGAAGCTAGTTGTACCCGAGGTTGCCATTTACTTTTTCCTTTTCAGTGGCTTTACACGGCGTGGCTTGCCAGCCGGTTGACCAAGACGTTTCTTCTGCGATATTCTACTACGTTTTTCAGCGGTTGTCATTTCTGATGATGTTTTAGGGGTCTTAGCAGAAACACGCTTGGAGGGGCGGCAATATGGAGTACCCCGTTTCTCACCCTTGCCACGCCCACACGCTTTCCCGGTGCGAACATCCTTCCATTCTTCTTTGAACCATCTCTTAAGGGCCGCGCCCTTTTTAGTTTTTCGTACTGCCATGTCTCAGTCATACCTACAAAACAACTGCAAATAAATAAATAAATAAACCTATAGACACTGTTGCGATTGCCACGACGAGAGTTATCTGCTTCATCATCTCTTCAAATTCTCTGGCTTCTTGCAGCTTTCTCCTGCGTTCAGCCGCCGCTGCCTCTCTGGCTTCTTGAATTCGTTTAGCTCTTTCAGCAACAATGCCCTTCCACGTTCCGGGACCAAACCTCATGTCCACTAAAGTAGCCACTTCTTGTAACTTTTCCGCCGCAATTTTGGCGTCTATCATTTCTTTTGCAACAGTGTCTACACCAAACTGATCGCCTAAACCGCCACCCGCTTTCTTATTTCTAGCCTGTTGCGCTTCTTTCTCTCCACGAAAAAGATCATCAATTTGACCAGCTATTTCACCTATGTCTTTAGCAGTGCTGATGTTGTTTTTTATGAAAGCAACAGACTGCTGAACCAAAGCAATACCTGTTAAAATTTCTGCAATCGGCATCTTTATCTCTTCGGTATAGGTTTACAAATAGCTACTATTTTTGCCCTCCTTCCGTCAGTAATAGGCACCGATGGTTGCTTCGATAACCGTTCAGCAAAATAGATACACTTATCTATGTCCGCGAACCGCTGTGTTTGATCTATTAATTGACCCCCCAAATATACTGTTAATAAAAATTCTACCACGGCTTCAGTTTTACTTGCCCACTATCAATATAGTTTGGTTGTACGGTACTTGTAGGTTCCGCCTGCTGCTTTCTTTGTTTTGTTGCCCCAGTTGGCTGCACCGACTTTACGGCACTTGGCGATTGCCCCGCTTGCATACGCTGACGGGAAGACCTTATAACGGCGCTTAACCTTGCTGTAACATGCATCTTTTTTAGACCCCGGTTTACTGATTTGTTTTGACATCGAGCCTCGCGAGATTGCCATTTCTTTTCTCCAAGTAATCACCCCACAAGACAGTTAGTATCTCGTGGTTTTTGTCTACCTTCACAGCGATAACTGCCGTGTCGGTTTTTAAATCCATGATTGAAAC